CTCAAAGAGCGCATGCTTGTGCAGACCGCAGGGGAAACCATCACGGCAGTCAATGCCGCCGCTGGTGTGAGTAAGCTCTTGCAGATCAGTTGTGGCGCGGCCTACACAGACGACAAGGAAGTTGTTGAGTTTGACTCAGCCCCTAGGCTTGCGGTACTGGAGGAGATACTGGAGGAGACCGAGCGCAAGATCATCATCTTCGCTCTGTTCCGAAGCACCATCGACACCATCAACAACTACCTCACCAAGAAGGGGATTGTCAATGAGTGCATTCACGGAGATATCACACCCCCTAAACGTGGGCAAACTATCAATCGCTTCCAGACTGAGGCTAACCCTAGGGTGCTGGTCATGCAACCCGCAGCTTCTGCGCACGGCATCACGCTGACTGCCGCTGATACTGTGGTGTTCTATGGGCCACTCATGAGTGTAGAGCAGTACATCCAGTGCTGTGCCCGTGCTGACCGCAAGGGGCAGGACTCAGACAAAGTTACTGTGATTCATATTCAGGGTAGCGCGATTGAGAAGAAGATGTTTAATGCGTTGGCAGGGAAAGTTAGTGATAACTTACTACTGACCGACATGTTCGAAACTGAAATTAAATCTTGAAAGGGGCTTGCAACGCTAGAAATTACATGTAAACTGTCCAACCTTAGACAAATAACTACACAGGAGAAGCAATGGAAGAAGAAGCAGTACCGTTAGACAAGCTGGTAAAAATTTACCGCAAGCTACGTACACGTATGACCGAACTGACCCAAGCGTACGACACACAAGCTGAAGTACTCAAGGCGCAACAGGACGAGATCAAGAACGCGATCAAGGAACAGATGAAGGCGATGGGCGTCACATCAGTTCGCACTACCGAGGGTACGGCAGTCATGTCCGTCAAAACTCGCTACTACACACAAGACTGGGACTCGTTCAAACAGTTTGTGATTGACAACCACGCTCTAGAGCTTTTTGAGAAGCGCATTGCGCAGTCCAACATGGCTCAGTTCTTGGAAGAAAACCCCGGGGTCGTACCGCCCGGTCTGAACTCAACATCTGAGTTCGACATCTCTGTACGCAAACCAACTTAATCGGAAATTAAATGAGCAACATTGCAATGTTCAACCCCTCAAACGTGCCAGCCTTTGCTAAGAACGCTGAGCTTTCTGCAACTACTTTGGCTCTGGCCGGTGGCGTTAACACCAGTGCCGGCATGAAGCGCGTCTCCATCAAGGGTGGCGTGTTCCGTCTGCTTGCAGGCGGCAAGGAAGTGGCATCCATCGAAGACCGCCACTTGGATGTGATTGTGGTTAAAGCCGCCCCCAAGGTCAGCCGTATTTTCTACGCTGGCTCCTACGACAAAGACGCGGCTGCAGCCGCCCCTGACTGCACATCTGCTGATGGCGAGAAGCCCGATGCAGGCGTGCGTAACAAGCAAGCATCAAGCTGTGCCGCTTGCCCACAGAACATCGCTGGGTCTGGCAATGGTCAAAGTCGTGCATGCCGTTACCAACAGCGCTTGGCTGTGGTCTTGGCGAACAACCCCGAAGGCGATGTGTTGCAAGTGACTCTGCCTGCTACATCTATCTTTGGCAAGGAAGAAGGCGAGAAGCGCCCATTGCAGGCTTACGCCCGCTACATGGCGGCTCAGACTCCTCCTGTTAACTTGGATGCCATCGTGACTCGTATGAAGTTCGACACCAAGGCTGAGTCTCCCAAGCTGATCTTCGCCCCTGTGCGTTGGTTGACTGACGCAGAGTACGTGATTGCCCAAGAGCAAGCTCTGTCTAAGGACGCAGACAAGGCGGTGTCCGTTACTCCTGCCGCCGCTGATGGCGTTGTGACCCCTGCACCTTTGGCTATCGAAGGTAAGCGCCCCATGGGTGCGATGCTTGATGAAGACGAAGCAGAAGCTATGGCTGAAGTCAAAGCCGCCAAGCCTAAGAAAGCCAAGGCCGTTGAGGTCGAGGCTGAAGAAGAACCCGAAGTGCGTAAAGCCGCACCCAAGGTTGAATCCGTTCCAGCTAAGAAGGGCAAGCTGGCCGACATCGTTGCTGATTGGGACGATGAGTAAGCACACAGGGGGCTTCGGCCCCCTTTAAAAACATGGCCTATTCACAAAAAATCATTGACGAAGTAGCAAAGACTCCCAAGTCTCTGGGCAACCAGCTTGGGCGTTGGGCAATCCATCTTGACTTTCCGGTCACGAAGATTGCCTATGCGCTTGGCGTCTCTCGACAGACTGTTTACAACTGGTTTACAGGCACGGAAGTGTTTGTGGCCTATCGTAATCGCGTCGAATTCTTAACTCACATAATGAAGACCTCACGCACAGCAGATGAGGCATGGAGAAAAATATGCACGGAATACAACCTAGATCCCTCACCACGCAAGAACTGATTCGGTTCGCTGAAGACTTTGTACACAAGCCCGAGGGCTTGCCAAAGAACTGGCAAATGGAACTGCTCAGTCGCATTGCGGGTTACCCAATCATGGAGCGCCCAGTAAGCACAGACCCACGCCAACTCGACCTTTTCTAAACCGCAAGGAACTCAATGACTCCGCTTGAGTTTTTAGCGGTTGTTCTGCCACCGCCAGAATTTGGTCGGTATTGCGTAGCAGAACTTACAAAGAAGGAGCATGCCTTTGTGCATACTCTGGAAGAGACCACAGCGCCAATCAAACGTTGGCATGACAGCAAGTTCGACATTTACTTTGCCTTGGCTACTTTCGGTGACGAAGACAATCGTCTGGCCGTAAACGCTAGGTACGTGAAGTCCCTGTTCATCGACATGGACGGCTACGTTTCAAAGAAAGACGCCGCGCTTGCACTTCATGCGTTCTTGGACAAGACAGGGCTAGATACCCTAGGCACGCCCTATGTGGTGGCATCTGGTGGCGGCTTGCACTGCTACTGGCCACTGACTGAGGCTGTGCCTATTGAGTCTTGGAAGCCTGTGGCCGAGAACTTCAAGCGCCTGTGCAAACAGGAAGGCTTGGCGATTGATATGACCGTGACGGCTGATGCCGCCCGAGTTCTGCGTGTGCCCGAGACCACCAACTTCAAGAAGAAATACGCGACGCCGCGCCCTGTGCGCATGCTGACTGAGGGCGATGTGTTTAGCTTCGAGGGGTTGTCTTCTCTTATCAGGGAAAAACTAGCAGGCTCAGTCTACGAGACGCAAGCTGTGCCCAAGCTAGACTTGGCTGGAACCCGTCCGTCTGGGGCTTCTGCCCCATCCGCAACCAGTGTCAAACTCTTTGAGAACAGCATAACCAAGTTCAAACCAATTTGGTTGGCTACGCAAAATTCGAGGGGGTGCGGCCAGCTTGCGCACTACGTTGAACACGCGACCGAAGAAGGCATGGAACCGATATGGCGGGGCTTGTTGTCATGGACTAAGGTCTGTGAGGACGGCAACAAGGCGGCGGTGTGGCTAAGCAAGATGCACCCGTACGAGCCTGAGCGCATGAACCAAAAGCTTCAGAGTATCAAAGGCCCCTACCCATGTATCAAGATGGATAGCGAAAACCCCGGCGTGTGCCCAACATGCACGCACTGGGGCAAGATCACCAACCCATTGATCCTAGGTCGTGAGTTGGCGGTTGAGGTCGAGGAGAAAGAAATAGAGGTGAAGCTTTCGAGTGACAGCCCCGTCACGGAAAAAGAAGTCATCAAGGTAATGCGCCCAACACCGCCACGCGGGTACTCCTATGGAGCCAACGGCGGCACGTTCATGGAGCGCACAGTAGAAGACGATGACGGGGCTAAGTCCAAGAAGCAGGTCATGCTATTGCCATACGAACTGTTTGTTGTTGACATCCTCAACAGCAACGGGGATCACACAGTACACCTGATAGCGCTCAAGCCTGATGGTGCAGTGAACATAACCATGCCTCAAAGAGCGGTGGTTAGCAAAGACGAAACAGTGAAAGCCTTGGCTAGTCAAAACATTGTGGCGGCATTTGGTCAAGGCAACGATAAAAACCTATCTGAATATATAAGGGCATGTGTGGAAGAAGCTAGCACCAACAAACCAGCAATCAAGGTTCCCGACAGCTACGGATGGCAGGCCGACAACACGTACGTGTATGCGGGTCGTATCTTTAGCAAGGGCAAACCTCCAGTCAAAGTCCCGATGCCGGGGCTTGAGAACATCACAGTTAACACCGAACCCAAGGGAACCATAGAGGCTTGGCGCGACTTCATAAATATGTTGATCGCCAAGAAGATGTGGGGGCACATAGCCGTAATCCTTGCCGGTGCTGGCGCACCATTCATGCGCTTTACAGGCATCTACGGGATGACATACCACTGCGCTAGTACCGAATCTGGTACAGGCAAGACGTTGGCTCTTGAAGCTGCCGCTTCAGTATGGGGACACCCAACGCACTACCGCACAGGCAAGAGCACATCGCCTGTCGC